TAACGATGGTTGGCGAATGGCTGTCGGTGAAACGAGGGTCAGAACATGAATACAATATTGTATATAGGTCTAGCGCTAATGGCGCTAGGCTTTATCGGTTTTATTGTTGCGATAATAATGGAACGACATTACGAAGTTAAATTATGGGAACTAGAACAGAAAAGAAAGAAAGGTCTTTTATGAGTCATGTTTGGTGTCATGGTCCGTTGTGTCATACATACACAACACAAGACCGAGTGCGAGGTTCTAAGGGTTCTAAAGTTTTAAGAACTAGAAAAATAAAAGTTAATGACTATGGTTATCCTAGTGGTATGTGGCAATACTTTTGTAGTAATCATTGCTACAACGAATTTGCAAATAAATATGTTGAGCAAATCATAAGGATTGCGCCACGATTAGAGCCACTCGAAACACGTATTGATGACCCTAAAAAAGAAACGACCGAAACACATTGGGGAAATTATACAAGGACCGTAATAAAAAAGCTTGACATAAATAATAATATGGGATAATATGATACTATGGAAACACAGAAAGATAACAACGACTACACAAGAAGAAATAGATTCACAGGTGAGTCTATTGAACTAACAAAAGAGGAGGCGGATAAGCACGATAAAATATTTTATCACGAGGCACTCGCCACTCTT